ATCTGGGAATGAAAAGCGCCCTGACTACCGTGGCTCGGCAGTCATCAACAACGTGGACTACAACCTGTCGGCGTGGATTAAGTCCTCGCAAAAGACGGGCGATAAGTACATGAGCATCAAGATTGAACCCAAGGGTGAGGGAAAGTTAGCGCGTACGGGCGAGCCGCAGCACCAACCAACCAAAAAGCCGCAAATGACTGAAACAAATTGGGATGACCTTGACACCCCATTCTGATTTTGAGGCTAGGTTTCGGGCTAGTCGCCCCGCAGAGATTGTGGTGGCGACTTACCTGCTAAACCTAGGGCATACGGTCACGTTGCCAAAGCGTCGTTTGGCGCGTGACTTTGCCGACCGTGCTGAATACGCCGACAAGGGCGATATATACGCATCAGGCAAGCGGATAGAGGTAAAGCACATCAAGCATGACTTTGGGTATGAAGCGTGGCCGTTTGAGACAGCCGCTATCTGCGCCAAGAAGTCGTTTGATGCTGCTGACCCTCGGCCTGATTATTACTACATCGTCAACGCCAGCATGACCGTAGCGGCGCTGGTAGACGTTAAGACGACGTTTGCCGATTGGCGTGTGCAGAAAATAGTGGATCGGGAGCGCGGGTATGACTATGACGTATACGCCGTGACGCCCGAGTATCTGGGCTGGCGGTACATAGATTTTGAGGAACGACTATGAAGGTATTTATCGGTTGGGATAGCCGCGAGGACATCGCGTATCAAGTGTGCCGTAAGAGCATCCTAAAGCACGCCAGCATCCCGGTAGACGTTCAGCCTATCAAACAGTCAGAACTTCGGGATCGTAGCCTTTATTGGCGAGAGGCTGATCCGCTGTCGTCTACGGAGTTTTCGTTTACTCGCTTTCTGACCCCATACCTCGCCGGTTACGACGGCTGGGCGGTATTTGTGGACTGCGATTTTCTTTTCCGGGGGGACATTGCGGGACTGCTGGACTACGCCGACGGGGCAAAAGCGTGCTTTCTTGTAAAACACGACTATTGGCCTACTGAAACCGTCAAGATGGACAACCGCGCGCAACATCTGTATCCCAAAAAAAATTGGTCTAGTTTCATGTTTATCAACTGTGGGCATCCTCAAGTCAAGGCTCTTACGCCAGAGGTGGTCAATCGTGAAACAGGGATGTACCTACACCGCTTTAATTGGCTCACCGATGACGTAATCGGGGAGTTGCCGATAGCGTGGAACTACCTTGAAGGCTGGTATACACGCGACCAATGCCCGAACCCGATTGCCGTGCATTTCACCCGTGGCGGCCCGTGGTTTACGGATTGGGTAGACGTTGAATATGGCAAGGAATGGCTAGAGGCAAGCCGTTGAAGCGCATATTCCCCAAAGGCACGACGCCCGAGCAGTTGGCGACGGCTGCCGCACGCATGGTGCAGGGCTTATCGTCTGACCGTGCGTGGTGCATAGAGGTGCTGGAATGGCGCAAGCCGCGCACCGATCAACAGAACCGCTTTCTGTGGGGCGTGGCATACCCTGCGATCCTAGAGGGCGGCGGTGAGGCGTTGGCAGGATGGACACGCGACGACCTGCACGAATACTTTCTCGGGGAGTGCTTTGGTTGGGAAACGCTAGAGGGCTTTGGTCGCAAGCGTATGCGCCCGCTCAAACGATCTAGCAAGATGACCAAGCAAGAATTTAGCGATTACTTGTTATTCCTAGAAACACGCTGTGCCGACATGGGCATTGTGATACCGGAGCCTGTATATGAGCCTGCGTAAAGAAGCCCGTGGCCGAGGTTGCACGGTACGCATCCCGAACGTATGCAACTTCAACAGCGAAACCGTAGTGTTGGCGCACATCCGTTTAGCGGGCGTCAGCGGCATGGGCATGAAATCGCCCGATCTGCTTGGCGCGTGGGCGTGTAGCGCCTGTCACGACGAAATAGACGGTCGCACGCATAAAAGCGGGCTGTCACGCGACGAACTACGCCTAGCCCATTACGACGGCATGGCGCGAACCATTGTGCAATTAGAAAAAGAGGGGCTGGTATGACTTTTTGGGTAGATACGCCGTACACCACGGCCTACGTCCGTAACGAGTTTCTGTACGACCAGCAGAAAGGTCACGGCGAGTTCACCGAATGTACCGTGTTTGGCTTTCGCGCCGAACCTATGCGCGTGCCGATGTTTCAAATTATGACGGCGCAAGGGGCGCAATGGGCGCGTATCCCTATCCATGCCCTATGCAGCAAGCCTTGTGACCCTATAAGCCTTCAGATTGCGTGCTGGTGGGATTCCTTTAGCCGGTTTTGCGAGGTGCGCGAGGTGCAGTTTTTGCGTAACCATCGCGTGCAGGGAATTGGACGCGACGGCGTGAAACGACCGGGCGTGTATCTTTTTACCGTATTCTGGGCTAATGGTGGCTGGGCAGAGGTAAGCGACCAGAGCAAAGACCATCACATTATCGCGTTAGACGGCGGGCAATGGATTGCGTACCCCAACAACAGGTTGTTGTGGGTAGACCCGTCATGGATTGGCGGGGATGTTCCGAGGGATTGGAAGTCCCCGTCAGTCTCCTACAGCGTGGAGGCACTACCGTGAGATGGATCATTGACCTATGGCGACGATTGCAGACTAACCGTGACCGCGAATGGCGGCACGTTCCCGCCCCTAACTGGCGCTGTGCGCGTGGAGGGCGAGATATATGGTGAAAGACGACGTTAGCCCGCCGGGTGCGTGGAAGGAAGAAATGGAACGCGCACCGTGGGCGTTTGGGCAGCGCCAAGGGGATCGGGTAGCCAATGCGTTTGTGGCGATGCGCCGAGCCGGGTTAACCGATGATGCGATGGTGCTAGAGATGGAGATAAAGACGCTACGCGCCGAGTTAGAATACCTACGCCGCTCACCTGTAGTTTAATTGGTAGAACCCCGGGTTTTGGCCCCGGTGATCCTCGTTCAAGCCGGGGCGGGTGAGCCATCTATTAGGTACAGCGCACGTTCGTCGGTGCGCCGCTTTACAAGGCCGGGCAGCACTCGCCCGCCTGCCTTCGTCCACTTCATAAACTCGTCGGCAGCGTCGTCAAACTCGCCACGGTTGTGCTTCATGCGTAATGACGAGCGTTGGAGGTTGCCTAGCCCCACGTTAAAAGAAAAGGAAACGAGGGCATCAAACTGCCCTTGATGATTAACAGCAGAAGGGCAAAGTCGGGCCACGCCGCGCTCAAACCGGTCAAGGTCTTGAGCAAGGATAGCGTCCACCTCTCCCATAGAGAGGCTGCGATCCCAGCCCTCGGGTATCGGTAAAGTGCGCCGTTCTTCATATTTCACCGCTGCGTGTGAAGGGTCTATAACGTGGCCGACCCCGACCGTCCATAGCAGGGCCGGACACCGATAAGGGCGCGTCCTTACGCCCTCATGATGCTTAATCATGCGGATTGCGGCAGGACTAACCTTCACTTTTTGCCGAAAGCCTGCGTACCAAACCAGAAAGCAATGATGGACGACAGAATCAACATTTCGTCGTCAGAAAACACTTCGGCCATCGCAGCGGCAAACGGCACACCCGTGTTGTAGGCATACCAAACGCCTGCGATGTTGATGGCGACCAGTTCCAGCACAAAAATGTAGGTCACAACCGGACGCACCGAGGCACGGAGGTTGATCATCCATTGACTTGCGCCTTTGCCAATCTCCATATCGTGTTGATACAGGGCTTGGCGTTCCTCGCCTGCCGTCTGCGTCTGGATTTGCTCCAATTTGATTTCTTCAACTCGTGCCTGCGCGACAAACCCACGTTCTGCGAGGGCCAATTCACGCTCTTTCTGTGCAGCAACGAGGGCAAGTTCGTGCTTCTTGTCCTGCCGGTCTTGGAAAATTTGCAGAATTTTGGGCAAACCACCTGCAAGGAACGACAGAAACGTGCTAACCATCGTCATCATTTGCTTGACCTCACTACGTCGTCGCCTTTGGTGACGGTGACATGATCGCCTTCAACGTCCACCCTCATTGGCATTTCTTTACGATCAAGCCGATCCAATTTAGCGATAAGGTCTTTGATCACGCCAAACTCGGGCTTGTCCTCTTTCTCCACCGTACCGGCAATAGATGCCAACATGGAGATAAGAGCGGTTAGCGAGGCACCAAGCAGTCCCATCACCGCCGCGATCTTTTCCGAATCCAACGCAAGGCTAGACAGCACGCCAATCACTACAATGATGGTGATGTATGCCAGTCCGTGTTTGCCGATGGCCTTACCGGCTACATCCTTTGCGCTGCTGTTGGCTTCAAGGCGTTGTAATTCAGCCTTGATCTGCACCTTGAGCAGTTCAATGTCCTCGCTCATTTGAGTGCGCCTAACAGCATCACGGCCATAGAGCCTAACGCGCCAAGCAGTACGATGATGATGGCACCGCCGACCTTTAGCACAAGGCTTTCTAGTCGCTTGAGACGAGCGTTAATCGCCTCGTATCGCACGGCGCAAACATCAATGTGACTGGTTACTTGCACTTCTAGTTCCTGTACCGTCGTCATCGTCGTCCCCTACTGCTTAACTTCGTCCGGTTTTGGCAGATGCGGCTCTACCTGCGCCTTCAGTTTCATCCACAACGGATGCGCTCCCTGCGCGGTCGGTAATGACCCGAGCAGGTTTACGATGGCTACGGCTTCTTCAACCGATACCTTCAGTTCTAGTTCCGTCATGGCGTTACCCACGGCAACGGCGGGCTGACAATCGGCGGGTTGATCTGGTTCTGAATCTGCTGCGCCACCGCCGCCTCTGTCGCGTCCTTGTCCACGCCGTTTGCCCAAATCCATCCTAGGACGGTATCAAGCGTCAGCGATGAATACGGCACAAACGACGCGCCTTCCACGACGGGAAGCGAGCAAGTGCTGTAGACGTTGCCGGAATAGTCGCCGTCTGCGCCGGAGCAGTTGTAGTGCACGACAACGACGTAATCTTGGTGTCCGTCAACAGACGGGATGCAGTCCATTTGGCTCACTTGCCAGTTGTATACGATGCTCATTTATTAGGCTCCTTTAAGTGCGGATACTTCCGCTTCCAGTTTCTCAATACGCGCCATTGCTCGTCGGGAGTGACCCGATCAAGTTCGTGATGGCGACGGCTTCTTCTAGGCTGACCTTCAATTCAACGTCGGACATGGTTATTTGTTCTCTAGTTCGGCTACGCGCTTACGAAGTGATTGCAGTTCCGCGATTAAAAGCGGCACGAGAATCTGATGATCCATCGTTTGATACTTTGGCTTACCATCTTCGTCAACAGCATCTTTTTCGCCGCAGACTGCGTACGGCACTATTTCTTGCGCTTCGTGAGCAATCAACATCGGACGCTCAATCGTTGCATCTTTCATTTTGCCGCGATAAATCTTCAGTGCATCAATTTGTTCGCCGGAGTTTTCAACCGCCCCATAAACTTCTTTAGCGCGGTAGTCTGAAGTAGTGTTATACGCAATTACGCCGCCGCCGCGGTTGTAAGTGATTGTTCCCCGTTGTGTCCCTGCGGTTTCGGTATAAAACCTAATAAGTACGTTGTCGCCTGTAGTTGCGTCGTTCCAAAATGCGCCAGCAAATGACGAATCACCGCCAGTGCTTTTTACGCCAAGCCCAACACCACCTTGGAATCCGGCTATTTCAGCACCTGAAACAACAGTTGTTGTCGTACCGACAAGCAATTGACCCCCCGCCGTGATGCGTGCGCGTTCGGTGTTGTTGGTGGCAAACACCATCGCATAGTTGCCTGTATGCCAGAAGTTGGCTGTGTACGCGCCGCCAAGACCGCCTGCGCTGCTATCTATGCCAACAT